AGTTTTTACGGTGTACGTAGTTACTTTATACTGATTACACCCTCTTTTTTGCTGAAACTACTGATTTTATTGGTGTTTATGGCACTGAATGACAGTGAGAATAACCAACACCCTATATCCATCCAATAATCACTTACTCTAAAACACACACACTCTAAGATAATACATTGCTATAATCACACTAACAATACACACTTAAACAACATTACTACTGTTATACTCTCCTATATGCTTACTATTATAACTACTAGTATTAGTACTATGTTATTCTGTAAGAGTAATAGCCCTATAATAGTATCCCGGAAATTGAAAAAATAATACTATAACCCACTAAACTAAGAGCAATGAACATAATTAAATCAGGTAAACATACCTACACATTTACAATAGAACCAATAACACATATTATCTATCTTACTTGTTCTAGAGATAGTGAACCTAATAACATTAATACCACTATAAAGTTAACTAATAGTTCATACTATGCAGACTTTCTTAATGCTCATTCAGAGTATACCCAACATCTGTTTGATACAGACCATTGGTTCCGCAGTCCTGTAAATAATAGAGACTACTTTGAAATGTTAAAAGCTACAATGGAACGCTTAAGTGATGCCTATGAAATTATACACATGTAACCCTTTAAAGATAAGACAATGTACTTACTTAAAAATATTACACTAGAGCACGGCTCTAAAGAAACTATATTACTTAATGAAGCTTCAGAAGAAAGACTTACTGCTTGGTTAGATAAACAACCAGATGAAGGAATAGAAAATTATTTCCTAACTGATGTATTACCTGATAACTGTATTATTACTTCAACTTCATTATAACACTCTAAATCAATCAAGATGAAAAATTATATGTTAATAGATGAATTCACTATACTTAACTTTACCTTTAACTTTTGTTTTATATATGGATACCTAAACATCAATTGCTTTCACAAAGACTCAACAATTGAAGGTGGTGCTATTCATACTATAGACCCTTGTGATGATTATTCTTTATGGTTAGTCTATAATAGAAATAATCTAAAGAAGTTAATTCTTAACGGTGAGTACTATAATGACACTAGTATCCCGGATTCAATAGAAGATATTATGGTAGCACTAATGGCTGAATGGAAATATGACCATCGCTTACTACCTGATGCTTGGTTTGAAAGAATTGAAGATATGGAAGATGAAGAAGTATGCCACGTTTGTGGTTCTGCCTTTGGTAGTCACACTGAATGGTGTAAAAATGTATAACCCTCTAAATCAAATTAAAATGATACTAATTATAAGCATACATCAAAAAGTACCATATGCAGTATATAAACATTTATCTGCATTTGACTCCTTTAACGCATCTGCTAAGTTATCCTTTGAAAAACCGGAACATTCTGAATACTTCATTAAGCACTTTAATGGTCAAGATGACTATAAGGAAGCTATGCCTGAAGATGAAGAAGTTCTGTTCTCAGTATACCATGAAGGCATGAATGGAGAATTTGAAGATAAAATGATTAAGCCTGTTGGCTGGAAACCTTTTAAACTATCGTAATATGACGCTGACTCAGATAATATATGAAATTAAAACCCGGTTTGAAGTAGCTCTAGAAGCTAAGACCGGTTGGGGGAGAAATGAAATTAAGACCCTTCATGATAAAATAACTATTGAGGTTCTCACTGAGAATGTCAGACTTAAACAAGACTAAGAGATATGAAACAAGCTAAGATAATAGGGTATGACTCTATAAAAGAACATTATGACGGTACTGAAGATGGGTATGTGGAATGGCCAACAGGACATACTACTTGGTTTATCTATTTGGAATTAGAAGGAAACTATTATAGATTTGATATCTGCTCTTCTTATGGAAGTTGTGGTTCAGGTTATACTAGTGCTTCTTGGGGAGATATGAATATGGGACTTGTTGAATTAAATGAGAAACCCACTTTAATATTCCCACCAATAACTGATATCTTTGTCAATGTTGTCAATGGAAGTGTAAGACATTCTGTTTTTGAGAATGGAGATTACCAATTTGATGCTACCTCAATTGCAGTTAAAACCACAGATGATATACAACTATGCTTCTCAACAGGAGATGGTGGTTGTGGATATTATCCAAGTGGGCATGCTGAATTGAATACTGATTTGTTTGATGATAAATCAGAACTAAGTACTAATCAAGCTATTTAATATATAGCTATAACTAAGAAATTATGGATTTTGAAGAAGCTCAAGATATGGCTGAATTATATAATATCAGCCCAGAATTAACTTGTCAATGTGATGAAGTTCACGTATGTCAACAATGTATGGAAGATGTTGCATCAAGCAATATCATCAGTATAGTAAGAGATGATGAATAAGAATTAGGTATTGTTATGATTTCCTTAACCTCATAAATATCCAGTAAGTTACTGGCGCTCTTACAAACTGTAGTATCGTTTTGTTAATAAAAGGAGTTAACAGGCTCCAGAACTTTGAGGGTATATAATATCCTTGATGCCACTGTAACCCTACATCAGCTAATTACTGGTGTAGGTATTTTATTAAATAATTAATATTACTCTCATCCAATTTGCAGGGATGATGAAAAATCAGTAGCATGTGAAAGGAGCTTAAAGTTAGGCAGACATTATAATTTAGCGGTTATAATAGAGTACTATACCTAAAAACCATGTGAACTCTCTTACTAAATCTTAGCGGAGTAAGTGAGAGAATCAAGGATTGCTGTCTTGTGAGAGTATAATACTAATCCTAGTCTGGCTTGTAAGCCAAACAACAGAAGTGTTGTGATTAGGTGGAACCTCTACCTTATGTGTAATAAGAGGTTTTTTATAAGGTTAAACACTTAAGGTCAACCGGTTAAACGGTACAGGGAGGGTAATCAGTCCTCCTATTATATATACAAGTTTCAAAAACCCAGAAAGAGGTGAGAAACAAGTGTCGGTATATATTCTTAGAACAAACGGCTATTTAACAAGAGATAGGGTTAGCAAAGGAATAATAGTGGGCGGCAATCCATTACCTTTAGCACTTATCTTTTGTTTTACAACATACTAGTCCACGGATAATTTGAGTGATTTCTTATTATCAAGGACAGGGAGGTTCCCCATGACGGCCCAGTAGCTAGTAATACTACGAATGTGGAGCAAGTAGGTAAATAGGCTGATTTAATCACAGTCTATTTGCTTACTATTCATTAAAAATATTAAGAGTGGATTTGGAGATTTGCTAGTCATCATAACCCTTAATTAGATACGTATGCAACCGCGCAGCCAGTATCAGCTTTTATAAATTAAAAATATTATGAAAATTATTTATTTAATAATACTATTTATATGCTCTGAACCACCTAATAAGGAAACAGTTTATAATTATTTAGTATCTATAAATTGCAAGTATCCAGAAATAGTAACAGCTCAAGCTATATTAGAAACAGGACACTTTAAATCTTATAGCTGTAGAAAAAGACATAATTTATTTGGACTTAGATATGACCATAAATATCTTATATTTGACAATTGGAAAGAATCTTGTGATGCATATATGTCTAAAATACAATATAAATACAAAAGTGGAGACTATTACACATTCTTAGATGAATTAGGATATGCTAAAGACCCAGATTATATTAATAAATTAAAAATATTAAACTATGCAAGAAATTAATTTAGGTGAATATCTAATTACAATTAATTACCAAGAAAACGGTTTATTGGAAGTTGAAATTTTTGATGAATTAGGTGAACAAATTGAAGGTATTTACATAAATAATTCTGAAGAAGAAGAATTAACTTAAGATAAAATAAATTAAATTATGATAACATTAACAGTATTAGTATTTATAATAACTTTCTTATTAGATAGGATTATATACAAAAGATATAAATATTTTATTAAACACAATATTGAAGATGCTTTAGAAAAGGCTGTTGGAGATAATTCCTTACTCTTTGGTTTTTCACTTATCCTTAATCTTATAGCATTAGTATATATAATAGTGAATATTATAATTTATTTACCTTAAACCAAAACAAAGAATAAACATATTAAGAGGAACACCTTTGCCATGACCTATACCTAAATTTTTCATAGTTATTTAGTTTTAGATTGTATAGAGAGTAGGTTTAAATGTTCCTCTTATATTATTATCAATAGAGAAATGGGTCACGCAATACCAGAGGTAAACTAGTTTAAAGACACTCTCACTGCAAGTATTCAGCAGTGGATAAGCACTCTATTGATATATATGCCATTAAAGCTCTCTAAGAGTTATAGTACGCTTAAATAATATAGCAGGAGTAATGCAAGTTACTTAGTGGCACTAAATACCTACAAAGTTCTTTAAGTTTTTACGAGAAAAAGATATACAAGTAGGTGTATGTCTTTTTATTAACTAATCAATTAAAAAATCAAATCATGAAAAAAATACTAATAATACCAGTAGTAATAATATTACTAAGTTTTGCTTCATCTAAACCAAATAATAATTTTCAAATTAATGAAGCTATTAATACATTAGAAGATATGAAAGAATGGATGATGTGGGATATGTATACAGGAGATATAGACTCAATGAAAGGAGCTCTCTACATTAAAAATATTGAAAGTACAATACTCAAACTTAGTGTAAGTAAGAATAACTTGATAGAATTACCTATCTCTTTAGATAAAGAAATAAAGGAAATTGAGTTATCTAATATTGTTGATGATATATATTATGAAATAACTTCATATACAATAGATGATAATTTAGTTAACTTATATTTAGCTCCAGGATCGGATTATCAACTTATTATAAATGGAGAAGATTATTTTACTTTTACTATAATGGGTAAAGACTTTAATGAAAATAATTTAAGTATATCAACTGACCTAGAATATGAATTTATTAATAATATACTTACTTTTACTAATAACTAAAAATGAAAAAAACTTTAAAAGAATACATTGAATGGTGGTCAAAAGATGGCCACTTCAATGTAGAATTATATAAGAAATTACTAACAATCAAAAACCAATCAAAATGACAGTTATTGAAGTATTTACACATATATTAACTAATGCAGGAATGATTGCAATTTCTATTACAATTGTTATGCTGATAGAAGATTTAAATAATAAACATTTACTAAAGAAAAATAATCATGATGGTGAAATATCAGCAATTGTATTACTTTTGTTTATGCTAATTGTTTATAGCTTAGAATTAAGTCTTTATTATACAAATTTATACTAATGAATGTACTTGTAAATAATAGTTATTATATACCTTATAGGTTTGTAATAAGCGCGCCAATGAAATTCAATTTTCAAACAGAATATTTAGGCATAAGAGGATTATCTTATGATAATAATTTACACTTTTTAAATTAAACAGAATGACAGATGATGAAAAAGTATTATACTTTTATGAAAGAAATAATAAATCTTTCGCTACACCTAACTTAACTATTGCAATAGCAAGATCTCAAACAAATGAGATTAAAGCTAAAATTACAAATGTTAATGGGGGAAGTTATACTAAACTTATAAATATTGATAGAGAAGAATAATTTGCATAATTAACTTCTTAATCATAAATTTGCATGTTCTCACGCACCAATGAAGACTTGTTTGCACCAGGGTTCGAACCCCTGCAGCTCCACCACTCATTTCCAATGAGACCTAGATAAGGCTTTTGCAAACTCTAGGGGATTATTATGGGGCTGACTTGGATTTGACAGGCATGAATAGTAGCTGGAGTATTGTGTGATAATTATATATAACTGACAAAGTTATACCAATGTTCGTTATTAAGCCAGGTAGCCGTATGGCTATTGCCGCATAGTAACAGTTAAAGCCCAGTGAAGTATAGTACCTGGGCTTTTTCATTAAAAAAACTTTTATATGGGAATTAATACAATTTTATTTGAAAGCTCAAATAAAAAAGAAGTTATAGATTATTTAAGAGCACCTTTAGCTTATCAAAAATTAAATTATAGAAATGGTGATCATAGTTATAATGAAATAACTAAATATGAAGATGATGACAAAATATGTATAGTTGATGTAACTTATTGCCTTAGAATGGGCTCTAATGGTGCATTTAAAAATAAACAAATTAATACAGGGTTAACTTTTAAAAAAAAAGGTAGAAGTTCATCAAGACTAACCTTTTGGAAAAGTTATGGAAAAAATTCTAATAATTTTGATTCTATTATTTATGAATATTTACTTTTTCATTTAGATTGTATCTCAAATTATAAAAAAAATATAAAACCTTATATTGACTCTCAAATGTTTACAAAAGGTACATTTTCTATGATAGCTTGTAGTAAAATTACTACACCTATTGAATTTTATAAGTATTATATTAAATATTCATTAAGAGGTTATAAAATTTCTATAGATAGAGCAAAAGATTTAATTACATATTATAAAAGATATAATAAATATCAAGGTAATATGTTATTAAGAACAGCTCTTTATCCAAATGATTTTATAATAAATATTATTAATGATGAAGCATTTAAGTTTGATCCTAAAATTGATATTCTTTTTTTAGAAAAAATTGAAGCTTTAAATTTAAAATGTGATTGGTCTAATTTTATATTGAAAACACATAAATCATCTCAAGGTAATTTATTCAATTCAGTTTATAAAATAGCTAATGAAGAATTTATAAAATCTTGTAATAAAAAATATAAATTACTTATAGAAATATCAAATTTATGGAATAAAGGTGATAATATTAAAAATTATCAAGATTTACCTTTTTAATTACTAACAGCACTATATAACAAAATTTAGTTAATAGATGGAACTGTTAGCTTACAGTAAAGACAGGCATCTTAAATGATGTCTGTTTTTTCTTAAACTTGAATCTTACCCGCTCAATGACAAATAGACACACTTATCTTGACCAGTTAGGTTATAATAAGAAATGAAGTGTGATAAACTAATAATGTATATTGTAGCTATATATATCAGACATTTTTAAATCATAAAGGTTTACTAAGAACATTATGTTTAATATCTTACTATATTTGTATCAGAACTTGAAAAAACACAAATGTTATATCAATTACCTGATGGCAGAACAGTTGAGATATCTGTACATGACTACTTAGAATTCAGTGACGCTGAACTTGCTGGCTTAATAGGCTACGGACATATAGGGGACATGATTAATAATCCTCAATATGGATCAGCTATTACAAAAAGCATCAAAGCAGATCCTGATGATGAACCTGATATCACTGAACAAGATATCAATGACATCCCTAGTGATATAAAAAGAGATGACCAAGATTATGAATCTGAGATTGAGTAACTCAGATTTTTTCATTTATACTCATTAACCCAATTATTTATCAATTAAAAAAAAAATTATGAACAGATCAGTAACAGTAACCGCAAATGACGCAGGTCAAGTAGTAAATGTATCAGAAAACAATCCAGATTATGGATACATCCGTGTACAACAAGATAAACCAATCTTTGATGACAGTGGATGGGCAAGATTAACAAATGTTAGTGCTTTAATACCAGGAACAGTAAAAGACCTTCAGGGATTTAACTGGACAGTGGGTAAAGTTTTACCAGGAAATATTATCATTACAGAGGCTTTAACACCTTTCAATGCTAAAAATCCTGAAAAAGATTACAAAAAAGCAGGTGATACAGGTATAGTATGTTGTGTAGATGGAGAACCTATTTACAGAAGAAATACATATTCTGAATCAGCTACAAAACAAGATACTTTTCTTGCACATACAAACACAGAAGATATCAAAGCTGCTCATGCAAATGCAGTAAGCTCTGAAAAAGCTGAAATAGAAGCTGACTTAGAATCTTAAGATAAATTAAGTAAATAACAAGGGGAGATAGTATTGTCTCCCCTTTTTTTATGTCTAACAATTTAATACAGTTCCAATATGATACTAAAAGACTTTTCACAACTCAGTTCTATAAATTCAAAAGAATATAAAGGACAATTACATGAATACCAACAAAAAGGAAATAGCTCAATTAAAAAGAGAGTTTCAAAATATGAAATAGATAAATACTCACAAATTCAGAACAATCTTTATAAAAGAGCGTTATATGGTTTAAAAATGTTTACAGCAGAAGAATTAACACTTATGCATAAAGATAAAAGAAAAAGAATCAATAAAGTTCATAGAAGAGCTCAAAAAAGCTTAAATATTATGAAGCAAGAGAAAGTAAATCAAATAACAAATCGTATATTTGATACATTCTTTCCTAAAACTAATATTACTAAGTCACTTTTAGGTTTAGAAAACTTTACAGATTCTAAATTTGTAAATACATTAGAATTAAAAGGCTTAGGTATAACTAAAGATAAAATGATTGAAAGATTTATTGGTGAAGGTATTTTACCAAAAGATTTTCATAATAAAAATAACTATGAAAATTCAAGACTTAAGTAATGAAGAAGTGTTATTAATGTATACTTTGATAGAAGATATACTAGGTGATATGAATGAAATTATTATAAACAAGGGAGTTAAACACATTGTTGACTCCCCTGTTGGTAAAGTATCTTTGTTTATGCAATTAGAAGAAGAAGCCGTTGAAGAAATGAAAAATGGTAAAAAGCATAAACTTTTAACAAACAGTATTAAGAAGTTATCTCCAGTTGTTGATATTATAAATGATTCTTATCCTGAAATGTCAAATGAAATACATAAAATAATATTTCCAGTAAACCTGAATGATGAAAACCCGGAAGAAGATATGTAATGGATGTGAATCTGAACAATATATATGGAAAAATCATAAAGGAAATAAATATTGTAAATATTGTTGGGGTAATATTAAATATAATGATAACCCTCCTAAATATAAACCAAAAACTCCTATAGCTAATAAGTCCAAGAAACAAATAATTCTTGATAAATCTTATACTCAGCTTAGAAAACCATTTATGTTAAAGTATCCAATGTGTCAAGCGGCATTGATTGGATGTATGCAGTCTGCTACTGATGTACACCATAAAAAAGGTCGTGGACCTTATCTCTTAGTAGTAAGTACATGGATGTCAGTGTGTAGAAAATGTCACAATTGGATAGAAGAACATCCAGAAGAGGCTACAGAAATGGGATTTAGAGAGTCAAAACTTACAGACTTATGAAATTAAGACATGCAATAGGGGTTGAATGTAAACAACCACGTAATATTGAAGTTAAAATATTTAAAGATATAACTTGCCCAAGATGTAGACAGTTATTGAAATCAGATGATGAATTAAGAAAAACATTTGATGCATTAACACCACCTGAAGTAATTGTAAAAATACCTGAAAAACCTTATTTTTTTAATTATAATAATGGGAAAAAAAGCAAAGAATTAATAACACAAGCTTATTTAACATGTAATTGTGGTTCTAAGTTAAAAGTTAGAATAAATAAATCAACAAGAACTCAGTTTTTAGGTTGCAGTGATTACCCAATATGTAAAAAAACTAAACCTTATTATAGATAAAATAAATTAAAATTAAGACTTATGGAATTTAAGAATACACATAAATTAACAATAAAAACTACTGGTATTACTAAAGAAGGAATTAAAGTTCCTTATACAAAAGAAGTTTTTGTTGAAATAGGTTGTGACAGTGAAATAAATACTTTAACTAAACTATCAATAATACCACAAGAAAAAATGAAACCTATGGATGATTATCCTATATTTTATTCTACAACTCTTATTGAGTTATTAGATTGTGGGTTTGATATTAAATTAACAGCTTTAAATGAAAAAAAGTAAATATTATAGAATAAAAAAAAATAACCGTATAAACTTAAAATATATGATAGGTAATGCTTATGCACAAGAAGATGTTTTAGGATATAAATTTGATGAAAATTTAAAAAAACAAATAGGTGTAATAAAAAAATCTATTAATATTAAATTTACAACTGGTCCATGGGCTGGTAAAAAATTCCTATTCCGCAAAGAAGAAATAAAAAATTATTATGGCTAAAACTAAAGATGAAATACAGTCTGAAGCTTTATCTACAATTAAACCTTTAAAAAGAGCAGGTATGGGTATCTCAATGGGAGTTGGTAAAACTCGTATTTGCCTTAATCATTTTAGATTAGTAGAAAAAGTAATAAGAAAAAAATATGATAGAAATGCTAGAGCTTTAGTAGTAGCACCAAAAAAAGTTATTCTTGAAACTTGGAAAGTAGAAGCTATTAAATGGGATATGGAATATTTAATTGATAATATGGATTTTACAACTTATATATCTCTTAAAAAACAACACTTAGACTATGATATAGTTTATTTAGATGAATGTCATAGTTTATTATATTCTCATGAATCTTGGTTAAAAGAATTTAATGGAAATATTATAGGAGCTACAGGTACTCCGCCTAGAATGGAGAAATCTGAAAAAGGTAAAATGATAGTTAAGTATTGTCCAATTGTATATGAATATTTTATAGATGAAGCTGTAAATGATAATATTCTAAATGAATATGCTATTACAGTACATTTATTAGAACTTGAAAACACTAACAATATGTTAATTGAAAAAGGTTCTAAAAAATGGCACACATCAGAAATTAAAAATTATAATTACTGGAGTGATAGAATAAGTAATTCAAATACACCTAAAGAAAGACAGATAACTTCTGTACAAAGAATGAAAGCTATGCAAACATTCCCTTCTAAAGATGATTATGCTAAAAGATTATTAGATCAAAGTAAACATAAGTGTCTACTTTTTGCTAATACACAAAAACAAGCTGATAAATTATGCAAACATAGTTATCATAGTAAGAATGCAGACTCTGAAGATAATATGACTCTATTTAAAGAAGGTCAAATTACTAAAATGTCTTGTGTACTTCAACTTAATGAAGGTGCTAACATACCTCATCTTAAAGAAGGTATAATAATGCATGCTTATGGTAATAACCGTAAAAGTGCACAAAGAATTGGAAGATTACTAAGACTTAATCCAAATGATACAGCTACTATACATATATTATGTTATAAAGATACTGTAGATCTAAAATGGGTTAAATCAGCTTTAGAAGATCTTGACCAAAGTAAAATATCATGGTATGATCCAGATATATTTTAAGCTATGAATAGAGAATATGAAGAACATAAAAGTCATGAAGATAGAATTGCAGAGTATGAGTATTATATTAAAGAACAAGAGGAGCAAGCTTACTCAATACTTTGTGATGATATTCGTGAAATAGTCAGTCTTATTGAGTCTGCAATAATTTGTTTAAGACATTTAAAATAAAACTTATGGAAAAACACAATATTAATTACTGGATTTACCCAGGATTAACATATAATATTTATGATACAAAAACTGCTATGAAAGCCGTAACACAAATATTTAATGTAACAGCGGAAGAACTTATGTCAAAAAGTAGAAAAAGATATATAACAGAAGCAAGATTTGCATATTGTTATATAACTAGAAAAAAATTATATTATACTTTAGATGTAATTGGTAAAAGTATTAATAGACACCATGCAACAGTAATACATAATGTTAATATGGCAAAAATACTTGGTGAACAAAATACTACAATTAAACATAAAATTGATATTTTAAATGCTAACATAAATAAAAGAAAAATAGAAAGATGACAGATATATTCACAAGTTATTTTAAAAAGGTAGATGGTAAATTAATTTATACTAAATCTGAAGAAGAAAAAAGATTTAAAGAATTTGTAAAAGGAATACCAGAAGGTAAAGTTGTAAATGTATTCATGGAACTTACAGATGCAAGTAAAAGTTTAGCTCAATTAGCTAAAGTTCATAAATGCATTCGTGTATTAGCTAATGAAATAGGATATACATTTGAAGAAATGAAACTTGCAGTTAAAGATAGAGCAGGTTTATATTTATCTGTAACTATAGATGATAAAGAATATCAAGATTGGAAATCATTTGGTACATGTTCAATAGAAGAAATTAATTTAGCTATACAAGCATGTATTGAAATAGGAGATACAGTTAATACTAATCTTCGCTAGGAATATCTACTTCAGTATCATTAACTAATTTTTCTTTATCAAAAGATGTTTCCATTTCTTTTAATAATATAATTAAAGCTTCTATGTTATATGCATCAAGTTTTAATTGTGGATCAGATATATCTTTTATTGTATTATTTTTTAAATAAGGTAATATTTCATTAGTTTTATCTATACCAATCTTTTCAATATATTCAAAATAAACATTTTGAATTCTTTGCATAAAAGATCCACTTACTTTAATATTTACAGTAGATATGTTTTCTATTGTTTTAACCTTTATTTTATCACTCATAAAAACAAAGATATGAAAAATAAATTAAAAAATAACTCTCAATATATGGAAGGTTTATGGGCAGCAAATAAATTAACTACTCACATTGAATTAAGTGAATATAAATCATTAGAGGTTGCTATAGAAAGTAAAGCTAAATTAATAGAACATTTTGAAGAAAACTTTGGATTTAGTAGAACTATGGAAAATATAGATAGTAATTATGCTTTTAATTTAGGAATGTATGATACTTTAATAAAAGCACTTAAAACTAAAGAAGATGGATAATATTAAAACTAGTTATGAAAGAATACAATTATCACAATATTTAACGGCTAATCCTCCAGATAATATTATAGAATTTATTCACAAAATACTTTCAGATGAAAATGAAAGATTAAAATTTGCAATTAAAGTTGCTCAAGATGATGATAGTGCTGCAAATATGTTAAACATTTCATTAAGAACTTATTATAGAAAAACTAAGCTTTTAAAGGAAATTAAATTAAAAGAAAATGAACAGAAAACTCTCACCATACGAACTGCAACTCTCAAAAGAGATTCTGAAGCTAAGTAAACTAAATGGTTCTTTAATAGGTAGTTTAGAAGGTATTTTACATTTAAATATTGATTCTGATATTAAAATAGATATAGCAGAAACTGTAAGAGAAGCTAAAATAGCTAGTATGCAAAAAGAATTAAGTACAAGCAATTTATGTCATAAAATAGTAGAAATTTGTTTTAATCATTTTGATATACCTGTAGAAAAGGCTTTATCAGATAGTAGAAAACCTAATGTTATAAAACCTAAATATTTTTCTATGTATTTTATGAGAGAAGAACTATCTTTATCCGATTCAGATATAGGAAGATATTTTAATCATAATCATGCTAGTATAATTTATGCTATAAAAACAATGTCTGGATATATTGAATTAGACAAAGCTTATAAAATAGAATACAAAGCATTAAAAGAAAAAATAAAATTAATATACATATAAGACTATGGGAAAAACTAAAGAAGAATTAATGACTATATTTTCAAATATATTGTCTGAAGCAGAAATATTAAAAGTATCCGGTATACATGAAGTTAATCATAAACCTCATCCTTATACCGTAGGTAATAAACATGTTGATTATGCATCAAAACATAATGCAGGAGTATTAAGTGAAGAAATCTGTCAAAAAATTAAATGTGCCCATCCTAAATGTAAATTAGATTATACAGAACATACATCAGATAAAACTTTGTTTTTACAGTTAAAAAGAGATACCTTAGAGTCAGAAGTTCAAAATGAATTATTAAAAGTTAAAGATTCTTTATTAGAAAATAAAGTTGATGGTATTGCTTTTGTGGATTCAGAAGAAAAGTATAAATTCTTAAAAGATGCAAAAAATGAACAATAAACTTCAAAAAACAGAAGAAACTGTTCAATTATTAGCTGAAAAACATCATTTATACATATTTAATGATTGGGCTCTTACACGTAAATTTATTAATAAAGAAGAACATTTAGGTATTAAAAAATTATTATCTTCAGTATCAGTAAAAGATATTAATATTGCAAAAGATGTTTTAGAAGTAAAAGTAAAAACCGGCACATTATGAATTGTATAATAAAATCTGTATTAAAGAAATGTATTAAGAAAAATATAATAAATATTAAAGTTGTAAATAGATATTTAAGAATCTATTATAATATCAACTTGTCAGAAGAAGCAATATGCTTAAGAATGCACCAACAGCAAAAGAATAAAGGCCAATCTTAGATAACTTAAGTTTTCTTTTAAGCTTTTTTATTCCTTTATAAGCTCTTTCTAATTCAGCATCTTTACCAATTATAATATTTTCATTAAAGGTTATTATATTATCCTTTTTAAAAATAACAGAATCTTTAGCTAATAATGCAGAATCTTTAGCAACTAAAGCAATATTCTTTTGAATTAACTGTAACTCCCCCAGTAGCAATAAAGTATCACATTCATGTGATCTGACTACTCTAGTAGCTATTTTTTGTAATTCAGATTTATTATAACCAACTAAAGTGTCTCCATTAACAATGAAAACATTACCAGTTTGTGCGTATGATACTGTCAAGTTGAATAACAGTACCACCAGGAATAAATTTATATATTTCATGATAATGATGTTGAATAATTGGTTTAAGATTCTCTAAAGAGTCACTATACTTTTCAGCATCTACTGCTATTTTCTTCCAATGAAGAGATCTTTCTTGCCAGTAAACAGCTGCACTATCTGCTAATTGAATTTCTTTTTTAAGAATTGAATCATCAAAAGGTTTAATTTCAAAAGGATTACTTTTAAAAATAAGGATGTATCCCTGAATAAGAATAATAAGAAATAATACAATAAGTAATATTTTTATTCTCATTTTCTTAACTTAGCTACTGCATCAATTACAGCTTGACCTCCTATATATACTAATGAGATATCAACCCATTCTGTTGGAGCTATTTTACCAAAACCAACAAAAAAACTAGCTACAATAAATACGCTTAGTTTTTTACTTACAAAATGTCCTAAAAATTTATCTACTTTTGCTTTCATAATATATGTTTTAAAAAAGTGTACTATCCTGTAAGTTTACTTACGTGTTAGAACCTGAAAAAGTGAGAAATAAAGAATAGTACACTAAAAATATAATCTCACTAGTATAATATAGTAATTATCTTTGACATACACAATTAAATAAATTATGAAAGAAATGTTTAATACACTAATTAGGAACAAGCTCACACCTAATCGGTTTTATGTTTTGTGGGCAATAAATCAAAAATTAACAACACCTTTAGTTAATACTGAAGCTGAATTAAGAGTTTTAAAAAGAGAAAATTGGTTATTAGAAGATTTAAAATTATCAGCTAAATCTAAAAAATTAATTAAAGAAATAGAAGCTCATTTTAAAATAATAAGAAAAAAGAGTAGCACTCAGTTAATGGGAGACGATTTTACAGATAAAATTAAAAAATTTAATGAAATCTATCCTAATAGAAAATTACCCAGTGGACAAGCAGCAAGATCTGCAGTTAGTAATTTAGAATCTGCATTCAGATGGTTTTTTTCTAATCATGAATTCACTTGGGATACTATACTAAAAGCTACAAAGCAATATATTGGAGAAAGAGAAAGAGAAAATTGGAAGTTTACAAGGAAATCTCAATATTTTGTAAGAAAACAAAATGTAGATAAAACTTGGGACTCCTTACTAGCTGATTTTTGTACACACATAGAAAGTGGAGGGCAAAATCATGATACTAACCATTTTAAAGAAAAAGTATTCTGATGGAAAAATTAAAAACACAACGCGATAAGGTAACTTTAGAAAAGCTTTTTCTAAGTATGCTAACAATGATTATTCTATATATGGCTATAAACATATTTATAGTTGAAATAACTTTTTTGAGTTATTTATATTTAGAAATTCTCTTTTCAATTTCAAGAAAAATGCTTAATTTAGCAACAGGTAATATCATTTAAATTTATTAGCTTTTCTTAATCCAAGCTTTTTTGGACTAGGAATTAGACTCTCTATATTTATGAAGAATTGGAAATCACAAAAAGATGCATATCAAGAATCACTAAAATATATAAAAGGAAGGCAAGCTGGTACAATTACTAGTCTGTTAACCCCATGGGTAAAAGTAAATGATGCCACCACTAATGGTTTAGAATGGCATTCTATGACTGTTATAGGTGGAAGACCCGGATCTGGAAAAACATTAGTTAAAGATCAAATAATAAGAGAATCTTATAAGTTGAACCCTGCAGAAAACTTTAGAACTTTAGAGTTCTCATTAGAAATGTTAGGTAAAAATTCAGCTATTAGAGGTTATTCAGCACATTTAAATAGAAGTTATAAATACTTATGTAGTGCTGATGGAAAATTAACAGATGAAGATTTTGAGAAATGTGTAAATTATGCTAAAGAAATGGTAAAGTATCCAATTGATATAGTAGAAGATGCACCAACAGTTAGACAGTTAAAAGCTATAGTACATGATTATATGAAACAGCATTCAAGTTTGAAGATTGTTAAAGATGTAAACGGTATAGAAAAAACTGTAACTCAATACAAGAATGTAATAATTACATTAGATCACTCATTGTTAGTGAAAAAAGAAAAAGGGCAAAAATTAAATGATATGTTATTTGAATTAGGAGAAGTAATAACAGAGTTAAAAAGACTCTACCCTATTGCTTGGATAATCTTAAGTCAATTAAATAGATCAATTGATCACCCAGATAGAAATGAAGATGGTAAATACGGAAACTATATTTTGGACTCAGACATTTTTGGAGCAGATGCTCTCCTGCAACATGCAGATACAGTAATAGGTCTTAATCGTCCAGCTAAACAGAAAATCCGCTTTTATGGTCCAGAAAGATACATCATTGAAGGTCTACGTGTTCTAGTTATGCACTTTGTTAAGTGTAGAAATGGAGAAGGTGGGTTAGCTTTCTTTGAAGCAGCTTTTGAATCAATGAGCATTAGAGATGCTGAAACTCCACCAACAATGGATACAGGTCGTTAAGCTCACAATATAAATAAGTAGTAAAATAAGAATGGAAACAAAAAGTAAAAAACCAACGCCTCAAGAAAGAAAAGAGGCTTCTGCTGAACTAAAACAGTATCAGCAAAAAGTGTTTGATGGATTAGGTATCATTGATCCTGCATACATTCCTAAAATGGCTCATCATGTTAAAGACTTAGAAGGTATCCATATGGGTTTCTTTAAAAGTGAACTTGATCATGGTAAAGATGTTTTTACAGAATGTATCAGTATGCAGATGGAATCTGAAGATCCAAATCGCACTTTGTACAGAATTAAGTTCAACCCTTTCTTTGAAGAAGAATATGCAACTTCAGAACCTATGTCTAATGGTCATGTAAGGTATTATATACCTCTTGATGAATTAGAAGTAATAGGTGTTCATGGAAGATTAAAGGATGCTCTTAAAGTAGAAAATGAATTTAACTTACCAAATGCTAATGTAGACTTACCTTTAGATCAAATGACTATGAGGGATGTTGCCGCATTGTTGCTAAAAACTCCAGTAAGTGAGAAAAAATGGTTAAATGAAATTATTAAAAACAGTAGTAAATAATTATGGCAGATAGTATATTAATAATAGGAGAGTCAGGCTCAGGGAAGTCTACCTCAGCAAGACATTTAAATTCAGAAGAAACCTTTTGGATAAATGTTGCTAATAAATCATTACCCTTTAAAGGTTGGAAAACAAAATATCCAAAATTTAGTAAGGAAAATCCTAAAGGTAGGTTATCAACAGCAAGTGATCCAAATAGCATTATTAAAGCAATGGATTATATTAATGAAAAAAGACCTGAAATCAAAAATCTAATTATAGATGATTGGCAGTATATGTCTGCTTTTGAATTTTTTGATAGAGCTGATGAAAAAGGATATGATAAGTTCACTGATATTGGTAAATGGTTAGCAAGAGTTGCTAAAAAACCAATTACTCTTAGAGATGACTTAACAATATTTTTCTTTACACATTCTGAAGAAAATCAAGATAAAAAAGGTATAAAGAAAACCAAAGCCAAAACTATTGGTAGAATGGTAGATGAAAAACTAACACTTGAAGGATTATTTTCTATTGTATTATACGCTAAAGTAAAGCGGAATGAAGAAGGTAATCTAAAGTATGTATTTGAAACTGTTAATGATGGTTCTAATACTTGTAAATCACCAATGGAGATGTTTGAAACAGCTGATATCGCAAATGATTTACAATTAGTTAAAAGTGCAATAAGTGAGTATGAACAATAAAAATAAAAAAAGAAGAAAAATGATTAGTACAAAAAACATTCAAGCAGGAGGAGATAAAATTTCTAAAGTTTTAGAACCAGGAAATACAGAAGTTAAAATTAACAGAGTATACTTAGATAGAGTACCGTGGTCAGAAGAAGCATACAATTTAATGTATGATTGTGAAGGACCTGATTTAGGTGAAAGTTTTGAAGGTTTTAATGTAGATAGGGATAATCCTGAAGCAGGTAAATATGCAGGACAAGTTGGAAGAATAAGAGCAAGTAGATGGACTTTTGAAGATAAAACTATTAATGATATTTCATTTAGTAGAGATCTTGAAATCCTTAAAAATCTAAAATATCTTTGTGATGCAACTGATTGTGCTGATTGGTTATCTGAACAAGATAATAAACATGAAACAATTGAGTCTTTAGTAGATAAACTAAATACAGATAAACCTTATGCAAATAAATTCATGAGAGCTTGTATTGGTGGTAAAGAATATCAAAATAAAGATGGTTATACTAACTATGATTTATTCTTTCCTAAATTCTCTAAAATGGGTATTCCTTATGAAGCTATAACAACAGATGTAGCTAAATCAAGAATATCAACATTTTCAGATACTGAACATATTATTAAATTTAAGCCAAAAACAGTTGATGGGTTTGCTCCAGAAGACAAACCAGCAGTTGTTGATGAATTTGATTTAGATTAATAATTAAAGGGAGGGTTTATAAAGCTCTCCCTTTTTAATACCTCAGTTATGATAAGAATAATAAACACTAATAAAATACCTAATACTTGGGTTTTTGAACATTATTGTAATTTAAATGAAAAATTACATGGTCAAGATTTAAAAATCAAGTCTTTATTTAAACCAACAGAAAGAACACCATCAATGTGCATTTATTATAAAAATGATGAATATCTTTTTAAAGATTTTTCAACAGGATATGCTGGTGACTCAACACAGCTTGTACAAAGGTTATTTCAATTAGATTACTCAGAAGCTGTAGATAAGCTTACAACTGATTTTAGTAAAGTAAACCAGGCTCCATATGAACAGACTATATTAAAACAAGAATCAAAGTTTAAAGTAACATCTCATATTAAAAGAAAATGGAATGTACTTGATCAGAAATACTGGACACAGTTTGGTGTAAGTTCTAAATCTTTAGAAGAATACAATATATTCCCGCTTGATTTAGTAATAATGTCTAAAAATGTAGATGGTAATATAATTGAATCTAAACTTAAAGGTCAATATATGTATGGTTATTTTAAAGCAAATGGTGACTTATCAAAAGTTTATAGACCTAAAGCTAAATCTTTAAAGTTTATAAATGTAAAAGGTTTTATACAAGGTAGTGATCAATTAACTTATAAATCAGATACTCTTATTTTATGCTCATCAATGAAAGATGGTTTAGCATTAATGGAATTAAACTTGAATATAGAATTTGTAGCTCCAAATAGTGAAAATACAATGATACCTAGATCTAACTTAGCTGAATATATGCTTAAGTATGATAATTTATATACATTATTTGATAATGATGAAGCTGGTCATAAGGCCATGGAAAAATATAAAAATAACTATGGTATTCAGGGTTTATACTTAAACTTAGCTAAAGATGTAGCTGATTCAATAAAAGATTTTGGAAAAGATGCTACAAAAATGATTTTAAAAACATTAATTCCTAATACATGATTTGGACATATAATGGTAAAGCTATACATGAAGTAAAACAAATGCCTAAAGATACTATCGGTTTTGTATATAAAATTACCAACTTGAAAACTGGTAAATTTTATATAGGAAGAAAAGTTATAATATCTAAAAGAAAAACAAGAATAAGTAAAAGAGAAAAAGAAAAAACTAAGACAAGAAAAAGATTTAAAATAGTAGTTAAGGAATCTAATTGGAAAAGTTATACAGGTTCCTGTAAAGAGTTGAATGAAGATATACAAGAACTTGGTGAAAAAGCATTTCATAAATCCATTCTTGAATATTGTTGTTCAAAAAAATATATGAATTACACGGAGATATCATATCAAATTAAAGCTGATGTTCTTAAGATAGATTCTTATAATGGAAACATTCTAGGAAAGTACTATAGAAAAGACATGGAAGGCTGTAAATAACTTAATTATGAATAAAAATAAAGAAAAAGCTCTAACATGGGCTACAGTTGCTATGCGTATAAAAGACCTAGGATATAGATATCTAGGAGCTTATTTTAATGGAGCTGGTGATTCAGGTTACATAGAACAAATAAGAGCAAGTAACAGTTTAGAAAAACTTGAAGAAAATAATGTTTGGAATCTTGATACTGGTATAGATATAACAGAGTTAGACCTATCAGATGAATTACAAGCATTTGTTTCTGATGAATTTGATAAAATTTCATCATCTGAAGATGATTGGTGGAATAATGAAGGTGGTTTTGGTAAATGTATTATAGATTTAAATAGTAATCAATATAATTTAGATATTGATGTTAGAGTAGAAAAAACTATAAACTATACTTATGACAAAAAACTTACAAAATAATGGCACATCCTTATGAACATGCAGAATCATCTTGTAGAAAGTGGGGTGGTCAGCCAGAAGATTATTTAGAAGTACATGAGTGGCTTGATGCTACTAAAAGTTGGGTTGGACATAGTATGCATAGATGCTTTAGACATCATTCAGAAGGTATATTTGAAGCTGAAAAGATTTTTGGAATATATATTCGTAATTCAGATGATAAGAAAGTATTTGTTAGATACATTGGAGAACAACATGTAAAAGAAGATTGCAATGGTTATATACCAAGTGCAAAAGAATGGTTAGAAGGCTTTAATGCAGAAATTAAACCAAAATGGATGTTAAAAACTTTAAATATTAAAAAATGATAGCAGAAAAACTAAGTATATTAAATAAGGATAATTATAACTCAGTATATAATATGATTACTTCAGAAGATGGAGGATCAAAAGTAGTAGGGTTTTCAGTATTGGAAAATGTAAACTATGAAGAATCAGAAATATTTTTATTATGTATGTTAAAACAACTTAATGAAAATAATGTAAACATGTATACAATAAAAACTGAAGCTAATGCTCTATATCTTAAACTTGAAGATTATTGTAAAAATAAATCTATAATAGATTTAAAAATATCTTTTAGAAATATATATGAAAGAGCTGTAGAAAGGTCTGAAACAAAAGAAAATAAAAGTGAAATAGAATTTTTACTTAATATATTTAAAAATGAATTACTAGAATTATTAACCCAGTATGGATTTACTTTCTTAGAGTATTTAGATATTGAAATTAAACAAAAAATAAATGAATAATTCAGAAACGCTCTCAAGAGCAACTAAAGAATTAATGTTGAAAGAGCCTTTTTATGGACTTTTTCTCATTATGTTAAACAAAGTATGGAGAAAAGATCTTGATACAGCAGGTGTAAGTAAACACGGAATTAATCAGCAGTTAGCTATTAATCCAGACTTTTGGGCAAATCTATCTTCTGAGTACAGAATAGGTATACTTAAACATGAATTACTACACATTGCATTTCACCATTTATCTCTTAGAGATAAGTATAAAGATCACAGGTTATTTAATATAGCCGCAGATTTAGAAATAAATCAGTATATAGATAGAGCTTATTTACCAGGAGGTAATTATCCAGATAAAGCAACTTATGAAGCTGAAACTAAAATCTTTATTGATGAAGTTAAAAGAAAATTAGAAGCTAAAGAAATAGATAAAGATGAGGCACGTAAAGAACTTACTAAAGTACCTATGAGAGCTATTTTCTTAGAAGACTTTGATGAGTTAAATTTAGATGCTAAAGCTGGTACAGATTATTATTATAATAAATTAATAGATACTGTAGACCAAACAGGAAGAAGTAGTTGTAGTAATCTTAATGACTTATTAGGTCCTGCTCAAGGTCCAGATGCAGATCCTAGAGAAGCTCCATGGGAACATAGTACTTGGAATGAATTTGATGACTTAACAGAAGCTGAGAAGAAGATGATTGAGAAACAAGTTGATTACCAACTAAAAGAAATCTCAAATCAAGTTCAAAAAAGTAGAGGAATTGTTCCTGGAGAATTAGCAAACTATATAGCAGGTCTTTTTGAAGAAGAACCAGCGCTATTTGATTGGAAAGGTTACTTAAGAATGTTTACTGGAGGTTCTATTAAAACCTACACTAAGAAGACTAGAAGAAAAGAAAGTAGAAGATATCCCGGTAATCCAGGTCTAAGAATAAAGCAAAAAAAGCATATTCTAGTAGGTGTTGATACATCAGGGTCAGTTTCTAATGATGAACTAGTAGAATTCTTTAATGAAATACATCACATGCATAAAACAGGAGCTGACGTAACTGTAGTACAGTGTGATACATCAATTAGCAATATAGCTAAGTATAAAAAGCCAGAAGATGGTCAAATAAAAGTACATGGTAGAGGAGGTACTAGCTTCCAACCAGTTGTAGATTATTTTAATGAACACAGCAGAGATTTCTCTTGCTTTGTATACTTAACGGATGGAGAAGCACCAGCTCCAGATCCATTACCTAAAGGTAGAACCTTATGGGTATTATCAACCTCTTCTTCAGAGACTGATCATTTACCTGGTGCAACTATTAAACTTAATTAATTTACTAATCAAAAAAAACTAAAAAAAAATGACTAATCAAGTATCATTAAACACAAATGAGTTAAAAGATTTCTTAACACATATTATTACAAATAACAGACACTTACAAGAAAATGGTAAGGGTATGGTATCAACAGAAGTAATTGGAGAATCAGGTATTGGTAAGACCTCTACTGTTTTACAATTAGCTGATGAAATGGGAGTAAATTTTGTGAAATTAAATTTAGCTCAAATTGAAGAACTTGGTGATTTAGTAGGATTTCCTATTAGACAATTCCAAATGGCTAAAAACATAGCAAAAGAAGGAGAACCTGCAAATTGGAACAAAAAGTGGATAGATGAGCATGTAATAGAAGATGCTAGAGGAAAAGGTTATCAAGCAACCGGGAAATCACAAATGTCTTACTGTCCACCAGAATGGATTTCAGATAAGACAGGTGGTGGTATCTTATTGTTAGATGATTGGAACAGAGCTGATGTTAGATTTATTCAAGCTGTAATGGAATTAGTTGATAGACAAGAATATATTTCTTGGAAATTACCTAAAGACTGGCATATTATCTTAACAGCTAATCCTGACAACGGTGACTACTTAGTGCAATCAATAGATTCAGCACAAAGAACTAGATTCATTAGTGCTAATCTAAAATTTGATGCAGAAACATGGGCAATGTGGGCTGAAGCATCTAATATTGATGGTAGATGTATTAACTTTCTATTAATGAATCCAGAATTAGTAACGCAAGAAACTAATGCAAGATCTATTACTACATTCTTTAATGCAATTAGCTCATTTGATTCATTTGAAGCTAACTTACCATTAATTCAAATGATAGGAGAAGGATCAGTAGGACCTGAATTTTCAACTATGTTTACTCAATTTATTCATAATAAATTAGATAAACTAGTTACGCCTAAAGTTATGCTTACACATGATTCTGATGAACATGTTGTTAATGCATTAAAATCAACAATAGGTATTGATCAAAACTATAGAGCTGATATTGCAAGTGTACTATGTACAAGACTTGCTAATTATGCTTTAGTATATGCAGAAGATAATTCTGTAACAGACAAAATAATTAAAAGGATTGTTATGTTGTCTACAGAAGAAATATTTGCAAATGACTTAAAGTATTATGCTATTAGAGAAATACTTAATGGTAATAAGCAAAAATTTCAGAAACTAATGATGAATCCTGAAGTAGTAAAAATGGTAACAAAATAAGAATATGTCTTATAACCCTTTTATAAAAATAGAAAAAGAAGAACTTGCTAAACTTACATTTACGTGTGAGTTTAGCAATTACTTATATTATTCAGAATCAAAAGGACTACAATTAGGTAGTCTTTTTGAAACTGATGAAGATACTTATGATAAAATTCAGAAAGTATTAGAAGGTAGAGATGATACAACTATTAAAAAGAAAGATAGAGTATATATTTTACCTGGAAATAATTTACCAAGACCAAGAATAAAAGAATACTTAAGAAGTATTGGTGCTTATTTAACAAGTGATATAGATAAAGCAACTGTTATAGCTGGTAATAATAACATTGAAGATGCAAACATGGTTCAACAAGCTAAAATAGCTTCAATGATGTTTAAAACATCTGATTACAGATATGTAGATAAACATGCTGCTAATGATGATGATAGTGTTGACAGGTTTATAGAAGATGTAAAGTATTATGCAGCAGGTGATACCTCTAACTTAGATATACCTAATATCTCATGTATTATAAGTGAAAAAGCTAACTGCAATATAGCTTATCATAGTGTTGTAGATTATTCTAATAAAGATCTTTATTTTATATATCCTTTAACATTAAAGGTTTTGTATAAAGCACTATCTAAGAAGCTTCCTATTATAAATCAAGATTATTTTACTAAACATGCTCATTCAGATTTAAAATTAAGTGATCCTGAAGTTTATAGAAGTATAGATTCAATGCTACGTAGTAGTGATGATACAAACATAGAATTAGGTGTTGAAATATTAGTACATGCTAAAATTGATAATAATCCTTATTCTAAATATCATATATGGAAACTTGTTAACGAACATAATTGGGCTTTAACAAGCAGAAGACATGATAAAAATGTTAAATACTTTTTAGAAGTAAGTGATTGGAATACATTAAATAATTTATATGGTCCTGATGATTATGTAAACTGGGCTGATAATAATGAATATTTAAATATTGAAATATTTAAAAAATTATTACCTGAAATTTATGAAGTAGAAATTAGAAATCAAAGTTCAGGTTTTTATAATTTAGTTAAAGCTGAAGGTATAGATTGTATGAACATATGTTATACTTTAAATGAAGTATGGGTTAACTATTTAAAACAAGAAGAAAATGATAAGCAAATTATTGAATCAGTTTAGAGATATAATAAGAATAGATGATTTACCAACTCCAGAAGATTATGGTACTGATTATTCTATTAATCCTAAAAAAATAAAACACTTAGAACATAATTGGCAATTTATATACAATTGTAATAGTTTACTAAGTGTTAATGTATACACACCTAACGCAAAAGATAAATTATATTTTCATAAAAAATGTAATGTACCTAGATATAAAGTTAGAGACTGGGGTAAAGCTAAAAATATAAGTATTACAACTAAGCAAGAAAAAGCTAATGCAAATTTTATAAATTTAAAAGCTCATATACAATCTCATGACTCTACTTGGAGCTCTTGGTTAATAGCAAGTGAATTAAAAACTTTTATTGAAATAAATTATAAAAACATAGATGGTGAATTAAAAGATTTAGTTACATTATTAAATGATAATCCTACTTTAAAAGTTTGTTTACCATCATATCTTAATTATAATGGTAGTTGGCTTACAGGTTCATCACCATATAGTGGAGTACTAGATCCAAAAGGTGTAAAATCAAGTCTTATAGATTTAGGTTATAAACTAAATACAAATCATATTACATGTATTTCAACTGAAGATTATAAAAAATATGAAGAAATTGCATCTTCATCTAATATATATCTTGAAACTGAAATTATAAAGCATATAAATGAAAATGCTGCTGTAATAGATTACAAAATGGTAGATCAATTAAGTGTAATGCTTGATAGTACAGATAGGAAAAACTGGGTGTTAGCTTTAGAAATAATAGCTAACTGTAATGTTAATAGTTCTTTATACTCTATATTAATCTTGTTAAGAGCCTATAGTTATAAATTAGTAACTTTAAAAGAAGCATCTCATGTAAATTTTAAAAGTTTACTTAAATTTTTAGACTTGCCAAATTGGAAATATATTAATTTTGATAATATTATGGATGTTTTAATGGCTAAAGATGTTTTAACATTAGAAGATGTAAAAGATATATTAAAAAGAGTAAAAGTTGAAGTTAGTAATCATACTCCTTTATTTAATAACCATTTTAAAATCAATACATTAACAGTATCAGATAAAGTTAAAGAATACTTTAATCCAGAAATAAAAGTAGAAGAAAAAGAAGAAAATTTAGAAAATTCAGAAATATGATAACAGATAAAATAACAATACCTAAATCAGATTTAGTTGAAAAGTTTTATAATAAACCTTTTAAGTTTAGCTATTCTTCTCTAAATAAATTACTATATTCGCCAATATCATTTTATAATTGGTATGTATTAAATGAAAGAGAAGATGCTTTAGAATCCTACTTTATTGAAGGTAAAGCTATTCATTGCTTATTACTTGAACAAGAAAAGTTTGATAAACAATTTATAGTAACTCCTGGCAATTTACCTACTGCAACTAGTAAAAAAGTTGTAGAAGCTATGTATAAAGTATGGAAAACCAATTCAGACCAACCAACAACCAAACTAAAAGATTACAGTAAACATATTCTTAGCTGGCTCGTAGAGGATAATACCTTTCAGAATCTAGCTAATGATAAAGATCTAACTAAAGAAGGAGCCAAGACCGGAGATGAAAAAAGACTTGCAAAAATTCTTACTACATCTTGTTTTGATTATTTTAGCTACTTGCAATCTTCTGGTGACAGAGATGTCATGGATCAGGAAACCTATGATAGATGTCTTGAAGGAGTAAATGCAGTTAGAGATGACAAATCAATAATGGAATTACTTTCTCTTGGAGATTCAAGCTTTGAACTATTAGAAGTACACAATGAACTACCTTTAGAAATGGAACTTAAAGATCAACCTTTTGGTTTAAAAGGTATTATTGATAATTTAGTTATTGATTATGAAAATAAAGAAGTTCGGATTAATGATGTCAAAACAACAAGTAAATCTTTAAATGAATTTGAAAGCAGTCTTGAATACTATAAATATTGGATGCAGGCAGCTATTTATTTAAAATTAGCTATTGCTTTTGTACAGAAAGAATTAGGAAAAGAACAATCATTAAAAGAATGGAATATTAAATTTCATTTTATTGTTCTTGATAGATATAATAATGTCTATGCATTTCCTGTGAGTAATGAATCTATGCTTGATTGGCAAGCGCGGTTAAAAGAAATAATTAAAAAAGCTAATTACCATTATACTAAGAGAGACTATAAATTACCGTATGAATTTGCATTAGGTCAAGTAAAATTGTAACCTTATATGACAATGATAAAAAAACTTAAGGATATATATCCAGGCTACTTTCAAAAGTCTAGAGTATTTTTATATCCTTTAATTTGTAATAAAAAAGGAAGTATAACTCCTATTGAAACCTACACCAGTTGGGAGGAGCATATCAAAAATGAAGATATGAAATTGGTATGCATGTTTCATTTAAGAAATGATTCAGAATTTATAAATTTTGAAGAAAGAGTATTATTAAATAGCCCTTATTATTCTGACTATAAAGAACTTGATGATAACAAAGCCTTATATGTATTTGATTTTAGTGATCATGCAGATAATTGGGATAATTACTTAAATGGTAAATATTCTAAAATAACTAATGAACAAAAGAAAAGAATAAGAAGTTACTATGGTATAAATACAGCAAATTATGCTTTTATACATAGTTACTTATATCCTGAAGAATATTTTAAATCTTATGCTGACTTTTTATGTCCGGATAAAGATGATATATTAATCATGGAATCTATTCTAAGAGAAGTTGGAGAACTCTGCAGTAAACCAAATTTTGAAAAAGAAATATTTAAAATTTCTGTAAAAGCTTTGGAATTTAAAGATCAATAACTAAATTTGTTAAAATTAATCTAATAAAATTATGTCAAAAACCAATAACTGGCCTACACCATCTATGATACTTGTCACAGGAACATGGGGTCCAACAGAAACATTTAAATTAATACCTGCAACAAAGGATTGTCCTTATACTGAGTGTATTTATAATCATTCTGCTAAAACTTTAGCAGTAATTGGAATCAATAAGAAAGAAGCTTTTCATATGATGCCAAGACTTGATGATAATGGAATGCCTCAAAGAAATAAAATAGGAGGTACAGAAAATCCAACTAAACAACAAAGGGTTACTTTAGAAACATTTAGTGAGTACTATGTAATGGGTACTGATGAAGTTGAAGAGTTTGTAAAAAATGTAGCAGTTAATGCTGATACATATGACTATAACAAGTTTCTTAATGCGCCAAGCATGGAAACACCGGGAGCATCTGGAATCACTAAAGGTGAATCTAAGATTATCCTAGAAGCATAGGAATACTAACTACAAGCTACAAGGAGGGTCATAAAGGCTCTCCTTTTTTTAGCTAAAAACTTTAATATGGATAGAGATAAGATGCATTGGGTCATGGATTATGAGACTCTTATAAACTGCTTTGCAGGAGTATTTGAAGATTATAAAACAGACACTAAAAAGATATTTGTTGTACATGAATTAAGAAATGATTTTAAAGCATTAATCAAGTTCTTAAAAGAAAATGTACAACATAAAGAAAGGCACATCTCTTATAATGGTTTATCCTTTGATGCTCAAATAACAGAATATATATTGTTACATCATGAACTTTGGGCTAAATTACCTGCTGAAAAAATAGCATATAAAATATATGAAAAAGCTCAATATGTAATTGATAAATCAAATAAAAGAGAATGGTTAGATTATAATGAATCAACCATGTCAATACCACAATTAGATGTATTTAAGTTAAATCATTGGGATAACCCTGCTAAGAGATCATCTCTTAAGTGGATACAATTTTCAATGGATTGGCATAACTTACAAGATATGCCTATACATCATACAACTAAGATAACAACACAAGAACAAGTAGATAATATAATAACATATTGTATAAATGACGTAGAATCTACTAAAGCAATATTATTTAAAAGCAAAAAACAAATAGCACTAAGAAAAGAATTAACTAAGGAATATAAAATAAATTTACTGAGTGCGTCTGAACCTAAGATTTCTAAAGAATTATTTTTACACTTTCTATCTAAAGCTACAAAACAGAAAAAAGCTGATATAAAGTATTCTAGAACTAATCGTAAACATATTTTAGTGAAAGATATCATATTACCTTATGTAGAGTTTAAGACTGATGTATTTAAAGACTTGTTAAAAGAATTTAGATCAGTAGTTATAAATCCTGAAGAAACAAAAGGTAGTCTAAAGTATAGTCTTAACTATCATGGTGTAAAGATAGATTATGGTTTAGGCGGAATTCATGGGGCTGCTGATAGTGGAGTATATAAAGCTCAGGATGGTATGACTATAATGTCATCAGATGTTAAGAGTTATTATCCTAATTTAGCTATTAAGAATGAATGGGCACCTGCTCATATACCAAAGAAAGAATTCTGTGAATTATATCAATGGTTTTATGATGAAAGGGTTAAGATCCCTAAATCAGATCCTAGAAATTATGTATATAAAATTATATTAAATAGTACATATGGTTTATCTAATGATAAATTTTCATTCTTGTATGATCCTCAATTTACTATGCAAATTACTGTAAATGGTCAATTAAGTTTAACCATGTTATGTGAATCAATCATGAATAATATTCCAGGAGCAACTCCTTTAATGTTAAATACTGATGGTATAGAAATGATTGTCCCTACTAAATATATACCTAAGTATTTGGAAATATGTGAAAAATGGGAAAAACTAACAAGCTTAGAATTAGAGCATGATGAATATAGTAAGTTAGTATTAGCAGATGTAAATAATTATATAGCTGTACATAAGTTTAAAGAAATAACTAAGAAAGAATATATTAAGATAAAAAAGAAAATACCTTGGGCCTTATTAAAAGAAAAAGAAGGTAAGTATTTTCATGCTAAGATAAAGTGTAAGGGTAGATTTGAATTTAATGATTTAGCTCTTCACAAAAATAAAAGTGCATTAGTAGTGCCTAAAGCTCTATATTACTTCTTTGTACATGATATGACACCTGGTAAGTATTTAGATACTAACAAGAACATATTTGATTATTGTATAGGTAAGAAAATAAGAGGAAATTGGACATTCAAAAGACGTTTAATAGATGACAAAAGAAATTTCTTTGAAGAATCTCTTCAAAAAACAATTAGATATTTTATCAGTAATAAAGGCTGTAAAGTAATTAAATGTAATAATGAGGATAAAAGAGAAATTCAAGTTGAAAGCGGTAAATGGATGCTAAGAATATTTAATGTATATAAAGAAAACTCCTGGGAGAAGTATAATGTTGATGAACAATATTATTCTCAAGCAATTTATAGAGAAATTGAAAATGTAGCAGGAAAAAGAATTAAACAATTAACAATATTTTAAAAATTAAATTATGCCACAAAAAAGTTTAATAACAAGTGAGCAATCACTAAAAGTAGTAAGTCTTCCACAACACGGAGAGACTTATACTGTTGTATCACATGGATTCATTATAGATGAAACACGTAGACAATTAGAAGATCATGGTTTTGAAGTTAAAACAGAAATTTATAATTCAAATATTAATGGTGAAGTAGCTCAAGGTGTATATCACTTGAGTCATGCAACAGATCCTGAATTAGGTCTTATGTTTGCATGGGCCAATTCATATGATAAGACTATGCGTTTTAGATGTGCAATTGGAGGATATGTATTTGTATGTAGTAATGGAATGATTGCTGGAGATATGAGTAATTATGGTAGAAAACATGTAGGTGAAGCAAAAGATGAAGTAAAAGCTCATATTGCGCAACAAGTTACAGGTGCTCAAAATTACTATGATGAACTTGTAAAAGCTAAAGAAAAAATGAAAAATATAACTGTATCAGATTCTGACCTGGCTTTATTAATGGGAAGACTCTATTTTACAGATAGCACACTAACAAGTTCACAACTAATAGTTGTTAAAAATCAATTTAAAACACCTGCTCATAACTATGGGACAGATGAAGATTCACTATGGACTGTATACAATCATATAACATTTGCTCTTAAACAATCACATCCTAAAACTTGGATGGAAGATCAAAAAGATTTACATAAAGTAGTTAAAGAATTATTTTTATCAAAATTAGATACAGAAGATACTGATCCAAATCAACTAAGTTTATTAGATCAAGTAAATGAAACTGTAGAAACTGAAGATGTAGTAGATATGGCATCACCTGAAACAGAAGAAATCATAGAAGAAGTGGAAGAAGCAGAAGAAGCTAATGTAGAAGATACCACTCTTAATGAAAATATTTCATTTTCTTTAGATGATTATTTAGGAGAAACTAATCAAGAAGATGTAGTAGATGAAATTTCAAATGTAGAAGTAGAAGAAGTAATAGAAGAAGTAGAACCTGAAGTTAAAACTGATGAAACAGGGCTTTTTATAATTGATGAAAAATTTGAAGAAGATCCTGAAGAAGATGTTACATCTGATAACGGTAGTGATTGGGATATAGATAAAGCTAAAGAAGTAGAATTTCCACAGACAGTTGATCTTGATGCTGAAGAAGAACCTAAGCATAGTCTTGAAGGTATAGAAGGTGGTCATCAGTTTACTCCAGATAATAAAGCTGATGAAGAATCTGATATGATTAAAACTGAAGAGATTATTGAGGAGAGAGAAACTGAAGAAGATACTACGGAAATGCTTTACGGTGTAGATAACGGAGATATAGAAATAACTAATGCTCCTATTAACATACTTGCTAAAGAAGAATCTACTGAAGAAAATGTGTTTGAAAATTTTAAATCAAGTAATAACCAAAGTTCAAGTGAAGAGGAGTCGCCATTTGAATTTTAAAAAAGAAGAGGGAGAACTTAAAAACTCCCTCTTTTCTTAACTCTTAACCCATTAAAAGTTATCATGAACAAAATGAGTTCAAATATAACTAAAAAAATTTAAAAAAACAATAATTATGATATACCTGGTAATAAGTTGTTGGATATTAGCTGCAATATGTAATGCTGTAATGGACACAATAGCATTTAAATATAAAAGATCAATATTCAAAAACTTAAATTCACAATACTGGAATCCAGCAAAAAGTTGGAGAAATAAATATAAAAATAAAATGGTCTTTAATGGACCTGCATTCATAGGTTCAACTACAGTACTTAGCTTCTTAACTGATGCATGGCACCTATTTCAATTTTTAAGTAATAGCTTCCTAGCTCTCTCGGTTGTAATTATCTATCATGAAACAGTTAATCAAAACTTATGGTATAGTCTAGGACTATTTATTATCCTTAAAATGATATGGGGAATAATATTTGAATCTTTTTATAGTAAACTATTCAGAAAAGAAGTATATTAAGCCACATGAAAAATCAAGCAAAAAAAATAGTTAAAATAATAAATGAAACATCTAATGACTATGATGCTGTTGATGAAATTACTGAATTTTTAGAAAAATCAGAAATAGAAACAATAAAGCAAGTTATAGTAATGTTAAATAAAGAAATAAAAATTTTAAGAATTATATGTTATTCAACATTATTTTTAACTGCAATATCAATATTAATAATAGCATATTATGACTAAAACTAATTATAAACCACTACCGGAGTACTTAACAATAAAAGAATCTTCTATTGAAGGTTTAGGTTTATTTGCTACTGCAGATATTCCCAAAGATAAATGGATAGGATATACTCACTTACATATATCAGGTAATAGAACACAAGAAGATTGGGTAAGACTTCCATTAGGAGGGTTTTATAATCATAGTGACACACCTAATTGCTATTCTATTAATAAGGGTTGGTTTAAAGAATTGTATTCTAAAGAAGATATCAAGGCAGGTGAAGAGCTTACTTGTAAGTATGATTTATATAACGTAAACTAAAATGAAGATGAGTGATTTTAAAATAGGAGACTATGTATATCTAAAGACAGACATTGACCAATACAAAAGAATAGTTACAGGCTACACCGTAAGAGATAATAGTGAAAAGGTTGTTTATTTATTAAGTCTTGGTGAAGAAGAAACTTCTCATTATACATGTGAAATAAGTACAGAAGTAGATGTAGTACTTAAAACTACTAATTAAAATAAATAATTATGCCAGATATAAGTATGTGCAAAAATGAAAAATGTAAATTCAAAAAAGAATGTTACAGATTCACAGCTAAACCTAATGAGTTTATGCAAGCTTATGGAGATTTTAATTGTAAAGATAAATCAGGTATAGATACATTCTTTTGGAAGAATGGTATACCAAGTGTTCAACCTAAAAACAAAGAAGATGAGTGAAATTAAAATATGTAAAGCTTACAAAAAAAGCAAACATGATAACATTTGTATAAATTGTAATTCAAATAAAAGTTATTGTGAATATACAAGAACTATTAAAAACAAAGAAGATGAATAACCCATTTAGAAAAGATGAATTAGAACAAATGTTAGAGTTCATTAAAGAGAATCCCCAAGTATTGAATCCAATAGGTGCAGGAGGTAAGATTACATCAAGTCCTTTAGTGCAATACATATTAGAAAGATTGCATGGATTAAACCAAAACAAAGATGAAGATAAGTAAACACAGTATAGTAGGACAGTTCCATATATTACCATTCATTAAGATAACCTATGATAGAACACTCAACGGAGAGTATGAATTCATAGTTGGGTGGATGAGTATAGGAATATCATTATCATTTAAACCAAAACAAAGATGAGTAAGAAATTATATACTATAATAACAAATTTATTTTATACAGGGTTAACTATAGGGTTATTGATGTTAGTTTGGTTTGGATGTCGTGAAATTATTTATGACCTTATTCCAGATAATTATCTTAGGTCAACTTGTACTTTTCTATTATTTATATTAATAACTAATAAATGGTATCCATGGAAGGAAAAGAAATAAAAGAATGCTGTATATGTTCATTAGAATATATAGGTTATGGAAATAATGCTGCACCTGTTAAAGAAGGCAGGTGTTGTGATGTATGTAATTCATTTAAAGTTCTACCTGCTAGAATGGGTAATTTAATGGATATGCTTACTAAAAAGAATGTTGAACCCAAAAAAAGAAATAATGAGTAAAGAAAATGAAATAAAAGTAAAGCATCCAGAGTTTGGACATGTTATATTTCACGGCATAACTCCA